TGGGCTGATTCGCTCCGAAAAGATTTCTGCGGTAATTTTATTTGGCGCGGCAGGAATCGCCGCTGTTTTTATGCTCACGGCATTTTTGATTTTCCACAGGCTTTTAAGTGGAGGCGAACGAAATGGCAAAAAGGAAAAAGGAGCCGGAAATCAGGCTCCCAAAAATTAAGCAGCTTCCCTCAGGGGCGTGGCACACACGTGTATTGATAGAGGATCGCCGCGTATCAATTACAAAAGACACATACGATGAATGCGTGGCCGAATATCTCGCCTTGAAAAACGGCGTTATCGAAGCAAAGGCCGCGCCCGGTAAGCGGGGGAAGACGCTGGGGGACACGCTTGATAAATATATAGCCGCCCGGAAGGGATTCAAGTCGCCGTCAACGATTTATGCGTATGAATCCTACCGCAAGCAGCGTTTCCAAAGCATGATGGCGGCTGACGTGTACACCACCACGGACGAACAGTGGCAAGCCGCCATCCGCAGGGAAGCGAAATCACTGTCCCCGAAATATATCAAAAATGTGTGGATGCTGATCTCCGCCGCGATATTCGAGGAAACCGGACGCAGGCCGCGGGTGACCCTGCCGGAAAAGGAACATAACGAAAAGCCGTACCTTGACCCGGATCAGATACCGGTGTTCCTGCAATCCATAAAAGGGGAATCGATAGAAATTGCCGCCCTGCTGGAATTATCCAGCTTGCGCAGGTCTGAGATGCTGGCGCTGACGTGGGACAAGGTCGATTTCAAGAACGAAATAATATATGTCCACGGGGCAAGAGTTGCCGGGGACGGCGGCAAACTGGTTCACAAGAAGCAGAACAAAAACGATTCCTCCCGGCGCACGGTTCCGATTATTGAGCCGCTGATGGAAGCACTAAAGGCAGTTGATAACAAGGAAGGCTATGTCGTCAACCTGACCGGCGGGTGGATATGCACAAGGATAAACGAAATTTGTTCCACCAACGGCCTGCCGAAAGTTGGAAATCACGGATTGCGGCACAGCTTCGCATCTCTGGCTTACCATCTCCAAATCCCGGAAAAGATAGCTATGGAAATCGGCGGCTGGGCAGATGACGGGACGATGCACAAAATTTACACGCACTTAGCGCAGAAGGATATTGCCAAAAGAGCGCAGGACTTTCGGAACTTTTTCTCGTCCAGCCCATCGGCGAACGGTAAAATTGGCAACAAAATTGGAAACGAAAAATAGAATCCATTAGAGCCGTAACATGTTTCAGGAATAATGTGCTGGGTTCGATTCCCGTACGGGTCACCATGCAGAAAAAGCCCTAGAAATCAATTCTAGGGCTTTTTTATTGCTTTATCAGCTATATTCCCACGTTCTCCGAACTATTCTACGTGAAAATATTACCGCAGATTTTAATATTTTTCCGCGTTCGGTACGTTTTTATGGTGCAAATTGGAAACGGATTGGCAACGGAATTTTGCGCTCATTCTCTGAGCCGCCGCATAATCGCCGCGTATTCCTTGGGGTACATCAGCCGAATGCACTCCATGTGTTCGTCCATCACTTCTAATAGCCGTTTCATTCCCGCTGAATTTGCGGCAATTGCAAACTCGCTCCCGGATATTTCATCACTCTGCGGTGCAGGAGCGGAGGAATACAGGCTTACGGGGGAAACATCAGCAGCGCGGGAATGTTCCGGAAACATATGATCTAGAATTGTATAGCATGAGGCCATCAGCTGGCATGTTGCCGCCGTCGGGCGCTTCACTGCTTTACATTCTTCGATTGTTTCCAGCAAATCCCGCTCTGCCAACATTTTTTAATCCTCCATACAACGGACGGCCTTTTCTAGAGCCTCTCGCGTCCGGCTATCCGGCGCTTCATCAATCATGCGCCGCAGCTTATCCACCATATCTTCCTTGGCGTCTGCGCGGCTGTACCGCCCCATGCTATCTCGTTTACGGCCTCGGTAGCTCACGCCGTCGCGGTAGTCGGCTCTATAGCCATCCCGTCCATAGTTGCCCATGGCGTACCAGTCCCCGGCGTTACTGTATCCTTCACCCATCATAATCTTATCCAGATTCTTCATGGTGTGCGTCAGCTTGTCCACGGTTTCCAGATCACCGGCGGACAGTTCGCCTTTTTCGGCGATTTCGTCCAGCTCCCGGCAAAGTGTATCTCTCAGCTGTTCCCAGTGCTTCATAATTTCACCTCCTAGGCCACGCGCTCAATCATCAGATTGGCGTTGGCAACATCGATTGCCTGCGCGGAGACATTGCGCACGGATAACGCTACGCAGCACCCGCGGGGAACATCCACAAACGCGGAAGTCGCCACGTTGAATGCATCTCCCACGGCGGCGGGGGTTGCCGTCGCCGTAGTTGTGGGAAGCGCTTCACCGCCCAGCGCCAGCGCTACGCTGATAGCCCCGGCGGTGCCACCGGTAGGCACGGAGATATTTCCCACGAAAAGCACGCGATACCGCGCAATTGGGGAACATCCGCTACAAACGCCCCGCAGGGTGACAAGGCCAGCCCCGTCACGGTGAACAACATACCCCCGGCCGCATTTCACAGGCGTATCGGTAAACAGCACGTTCTGTCCGGCCGCCACGGCCTGTACAGCGTTCGCAGTAAGTTCAACCGCCATGCTCTCCCCTCCTTACGCTACGTTTCCGCAGCCGCAGCCGTAGCCGTTACCGTAGCAGCAGTTAGGATTCTGCACCTGGTAGGCAGGCACAGGCCGGGGATTGTAATAGGCGAACTGGTCAGCTACGTAGCCCTTGATCGTCAGGTTCTGGGCATTCTGGCTCGCCGCCAGCTGCGCCATGAACAACTGCTGATTCTGATCGGCGATTTTCTGATCCTTTGCCGCCAGCTCCTGTGCGGTAAGCCGCTGGTCGATGGAGCGGAAACCACAGTTCATAGCGTCGATGATATCCCGGGTGGTGTTCTGTACCGTGTTCCGGGTTTCGCAGCTCTGGGTAGCCAGATTGTAGTTCACGCCCTGAATAGCGGCGCGGTTTTCGCAGCAGCACTCCTGATTTGCCATCTGCATCTGGAAAAGCTGCTGCATCAAGGCAGCCTGCTGATTGCACCGGGAAAGCTCCGCCGCTTGGAACCCGTTGCTGATATTCTGGTTCACGCCTGCAAACCCATTCAGCATACCGGTATTCATGGCGTAGAAGCCGTCGCAGACACCGTTGTTCACGCTGTCAATTTTCCGCTCGATGTTGGAAAAATCAGACGCGAGAACATACCCGTCCACCACGCCAGCGCCGGAACCACGACCGCCAAAGCCTCCGCCCCAGCCGTTGCCGCCCCAGCCAAAGAAGCCGAAGATCAGGAAAATGATGATCCATGCAGACCAATCACCGCCCCAGCCTCCGCCATAGCCGCCGTTGTTGCCATCGGTGACAGCTCTGATATCGGCGGGGGTCATTTCGCTTGCTGTAATACTCATTTTGTTCTCCTTTCAAAAGATGAAAAATATAACAAAATCTGGCCAGATTATTGTTTACCTTCTAGGCGCTCCGAAGCCGAACATGCCCCGGAATTGCTCAAACTGCCCCTGCATCTGCTGTGCCATTTGCTGGGCTTGGTTAAGCTGCTGCTGGTTTACACGCCCGCTCTGTACAAGCTGATTAAGCAGTTGCTGCGGGTCTTGCCCCCTCATCTGCTGCATAAATTGGGGGAATTGGGAAATCATCTGCATAGGATTAGGCGTCATTGCGTTTTACCTCCGCTTTCTTGGCATCGCGTTTTCCATCCGTCAGCTGATTCAGCCGTTCCTCTACAGCGGAAAGCCGCTGCTCAAATCCCGCACTGACTGCCTCCGGGGTAGCTCCTGCGTCCCGGATTTTGTATTCATACGCTACAATTGGCATTGGTCGCCCTTGCGCGTCTGTCCGCTTTTCGTAGAATACAGGCTTGTTGCTGTCCCAGAGCCGCACAAATCCGTTTGCCGTGACGATAAACGCCTCCGCCGCAGATTCCGAAGCTACCCAAATTCGGTCATCAAGGGGCGGCTGTTGGGGTTGTGCGGGTATCTGCGGTTGTCCGATTGGCATTTGCGGCTGGAAATAGTTGGGCTGAAAATAGCCGGATTGGTAGTTGGGCTGCATATAAGGGTTTGCCATCATTCACGCCTCCAAAAATAGATAGGATTTTCGTCCATTGAGTTCCAAGTATCGTACAAAACGCCGTTTTCCACGGCAACAACGTGGTTTTTCAGCGCGACAACGTAGATCCCGTCAGGGTATTCCCGGATAAAATCGCCTACGGTGTAGCAATCCGGGCATTCCGCCGGGATTGCCGCCCGCCTGAATCCGTGCCGCCGTAACACTGCGCCCCATACGTTATTTGCGCTAGGCATATCGCATTGAGTCAGCCCCTCGCTGGCCAGCTCAACGTAGGATTGGTACCAGTCAATTCCCAGAGCCTTTGCCACAGCTCTGACTGCGCAATCGCCGACTTTCGCGGCGCGGGGATTTGGATTAAAGCTTTGAAATTCAGCCATAGGCAACTCCCCCTTTCTTCCTATAGAATAACAAAAAAGTCGGTAGGGAAACTCTCGTTTCCCTACCGACTTACAATCACACTTCTATCAAAAAGCTATCAGAAGTCTATGTTTTTTGGGAGTATGTAGCTATACTCCTGCACACTGTTATAGGAGTTTTTCAACTTCCTAATGTACCTATCTAATGTGGCAAGGGACATGCCGTAAGCGTGGCACTGCTGTACACGGCTCCATCCGGCGGCTCGGGTGCGGATGATCTTTTCCTCCAACGGCGTAAGAATCGCCAGAGAACAGAACTCATCCAGAATCACCCGATTCCATCGGACTTTATCCACTTGTCACATCAGTCCTCCTTTGGGGAACTGTAGGTTCTTGCCAGTTTGCTGTCAGAGATACCGGCGGTGGTAGGATCATTGACCACGCCCAGAATCACCAGCAGAGCAAACACAGCGTTTACCACGGCCAGCAGCTTGTCGCCAATTTCGCCCAAGTCCAGCGTAAAGCCGAACAGGGCAGCTACCGTCTGCACCAGCAGAAGCAGCGCGGGAATTGCGGCCAGCCAGAAGTTCTTGTTCTTGATACGGACAGTCCAGTTAATCATTTTGTTTTCCTCCTTAAATTTAGCCCAGCCCAAGCCGAGCAAGAATAAACCCTACGACAGCGGCCACAACGATGTAGATGACCTTTTCCACAACGCCCTTCCACCGCTTGCCGGGTTCGGCTTTCAGCTCCTGCACGTCCGTGCAGAGGCCGTCAACCTTCTCCCCGGTAACTTCC